CGCGCGCGCCTGCTCGATGGCGAGCTGCCCGGTCTTGGCCGCCACGTTCGGGTCGGCCTGGATGTCCTGGAAGGCGGCGACCGCCTGCATCTGCTCGAGGATCAGGTTGAAGATCTGCAGGAGCGCGTTGAGGATCTGCGCGCTCGGCGGGTCCTCCCACTCGGGCTTCTCGCCGTTGGGGGAGCGCTTGTAGTAGCGGATGGCTCCGGGGACGTCGTCGGGCTTGGTGATGATCGACCCGGACGGCGCGAGCATCTGCAGGTTCAGCCCGCGGTTCTTGTACTCGAGCATCTTGTTGATGCAGTCCTGGGCGGCGAGCTCGAAGTCCGCGATCTGCCAGGTGAGGCCGAGGTCGTCGTCGTCGTCGGGGTCGTGGCTGTAGACGAGCCGGTGCAGCAGGCATTCGTCGATGACCTCGCCGTCGACGTCGCGCAGCGGGTACTCCTGCCAGAAGTACTCGGCGGTCGGGTCGATGAGCCGGGCGTCGACGATGACCCGGCCGTTGCACTTGGTGACCCAGCGCCCTTTCGGCCACTTCGGGCACGGGCGCTCGTAGTAGTCGCACACGATCGCCATGTTGGCGTCGGGCTTCATGTCGTTGGGGATGTCCGAGGACGAGGCGTCAGGGACGAGCTTTCCGCCGATGAACCCGGGGATCTCTTTGATCTGATCGATGGGGAGCGCCTGCCAGGTGCACCAATAGGGGCTGTACTCGAAGTCGGTGCCGGGCTCCCAGCCGACCTCGTTGCCGCCGAAGACCTTGATGCGGATGTCGCCCTGGCCGATCCATTCCCCGTCCACTTCGGTGTACGGCCCCACGTTGGGCTCGAAGTACGGCAGCGCGTACGCCGCCCCGCCGAGGCCGATGGCGGTCTTGACAGCGTCGACGGTGGCCTTGCGGATGCGCCACTGGTCGTAGCCGTAGATGGCGACCTTCTCGGCGAGCTTGGCGGCGCCGGCGTCCTCGGGGTCGGCGGTGGAGGGGTCGACCTCGTAGGAGGGGACGCGCTGCGTGGCGGCCGAGACCTTGTCCTCGATGATGGGCCGCACGAAGTTGAAGCGCCGGCGGATACGGTGGGGGGGCTTGCCGCCGCCGCGCGGGTTGGTGGCGGTCGCCATCTGCTGCAGCGAGCCGTCATAGTCGAGGTAGCTGAAGCTGTCGCCGCGCTCGAGTCGAATGCAGAAGCGACGCTTGGCGGCGTCGCGCTTCATGGTGAGGTAAGCGCGGTTGACGGCGCGTTCGATGTCGCCGGGCATGTCGAGCTTGGGCGCCCCGGTGGGGGCGTCGACGTCGCCGTAGCTGCCGATATGCGTGGTGTCAGCCACGCGCGACCTCGATGGTCATCGTCGCGCGGTTGAAGGCAACGACCTCGTGGGTCTCGCCGTCGATGGTCACGGTCCAGTCGGTGAGGTTGGACTTCATGACGAGCGAGATCGCTGCCTCCAGCCCGTACCGCGAAACCTCGCGTCCGTCGCGGCGCATCTCCTCAATGAGTCCTCGCAGGACGGTGAGCACGTCGATCAGTCCGAGATCGACGCGACCCGAGTCGAAGATGGGGCGTTCGCACAGGCCCATGTCAGGCACGCCGCGTCTCCTCCATCATGAGACGCTCGGCCATCTCCTCGACGGTCTCCTCGCGGGCGGCCCAGTAGTCGTCGTCGGCGTTCGGCCCGTCGCTCATGTCGATGGCCGCGGGTCCGGGTTCGGCCGCCTCGTTGGCGGCCTGGGTGATGACAACCTCGGGGGCCTGGATGCGCAGCAGGAGGTCACGGCGCTCGGCCGCGACCTCCCGCCGCTCCTTCTGGCGGTCGACTGTCGTCCACGCTTGGAGCGCGACGAGCAGCCCGCAGATGACCGCCAGTTCGATCACTCCTCGCCGTCCTCCTTGCGCGGGCGTCCGCCGCGCCGGCGCTGCATCTCCGCCTGCATCTCCGCGAGCAGCTTGCCCTGCTCGGCGAGCTGGGCCCTCAGCTCCGCGGCCTCGACGGCGGTCTGCAGGTTCTTGGTCTGCACGTCGCGGATCTGCGTCTGCTGGTTGATGGACAGGATCTCGAGCGGGTCCTGTCCGCTGACGGGCGCGTACTCGGGGCGTTCCACGGCGGCGAAGATGACCGGCTTGCCGCAGTGCTCGCACGTCGCGTCGGTCTGGACGATGTCGACGGTGGCCCGTTCGATGGCGGTCTGGGGGATCGCGCCGTCCCCCCCGTTGTCCTGGTAGGTGAACGAGACCGTTCGCTCGACGACCCTGACGGGCCGCTGCTCGTACCCGGGGCAGCGCGGGTCGATGCAGGAGACGTAGCCGTCGACCTGGATCTCGGTGACGGTCGGCATCTAGCTGTTGACGTTGTACTCGAGGCCCTTGGCGAGATCGGACTGGATCACGCCGCCGAGGCCGGTGAGGTTGTACGGCTTGCCGTCGAGGATGAGGATGAGCTGCCCGCTGCCGGACACCACCTGCGCGGTCTCGACGGCGGTACCGCCGAGCTCGAGCTCCTCGTCCTCGCGAACCTTGCCGGCGTACACGTAGCCCTTCTTCTCGCTGCCGTCGTCGTCGGCGTCGACGCTGTGGACGGTGCCGATGAACACCGAGCGGTCGGCCTTCTGAGGCCAGTCGAGCGGGCGCGGGTCGCGGTAGGTGACCTTGTCGGGGGTCTCCTGCTTGGGCGGCGGGGCCTGCGACGTCGGATAGGCGACGCCTTCGTCGGTGGTCTCGACGCCTTCGTCGAGGTTGCGCTCATTGTCGAGCGCCTTGTCGGTCTTGCTCTGCGCGGAGGTCTTGCCGCCGCTGCTGCTAGTGGCCACGGTGGGCCTCCTTGTGGTGGTGGTGGGTCACTCCATGTCGCTTCCGCCGACGCTGTTCCAGCTCGTCCCGAGCGCGGACAGGACCGGCGCCCGGCCGTACTCGTATCCGCGGGGCGGCTCCGGCTCCGGCTCCGGGGCTTGTTCGTCGAGGCTGATGGCGCCAGAGGCCAAGGCGTCCGAGCGCGCCTCCCAGGACAGGACGGCGGCAGCCGCTGCGTCGATCTTCAGGGGGCTGCGACTGCTGCTCTTGGACAGGACGTGCATGGGGCGGTCCTTGTCGTCGAGCGCGGTCACCATCCGCTTGCGCGCCTGGCGCAGATGGGTCATGAAGGTCGGGTTGCCGTCGAAGGTGACGTCGCCGGCGTCGATGGCTTCCTCGTAACGGCGGGTCGCCCACGCCATCTGCTTGTCGCGGTTGGTGTGCCAGGTGACGAAGCGCTTCTCGCCGAAGCGGTTCTGCCACGAGTCGAGAAGGTGGCGGATGTGCTGGTCGTCGCAGTAGGCCCGCCACACGACGTACTTGTCGCCTTCGATCAGCTCCGACACGGCGCCGTCGATGTGGCGAAGGTCGTGCTCGTAGTCCTCGGGCGCGTGCTGCGGGCGCTCCTCGATCGCGACGAGCCATTGGTAGCCGGTCTTGACGTCGGTGGCAACGACAGCGAGCGAGTCGTCGTGGCGGGCTCCGTCCACACCAAGACAGATTACTGACCCTTCCGTCAGTTTCTGCGGCTTGATGAGGCTCTTGACCTTCTCGATGTCGAACGCGGCGCCCTCCTGGGCGACCTTGCGGTTGAGGAACCAGCGCTCGGCCTGCGCGGCGTCGTGGGCGAGGAGGGCCTCGATCTCGGCGTCGATGCGGTCGAGGTCGATCCATCCGCCACGCTCGATGATGCTGTCGCCGTAGACCTTCTTGAGGACCTTGCGCCGCTCTTGCTTGTTGCGTACCGACCCGGGGCCGCCGTCGACGTCGTTGATGTAGACGCCGCTGGCGCCCTGCGGGGTGCGGCTAGCCACGCTGCCTTCGACGGGGTCGGGGGCGTTGGCGGTTTCGAGGAACCGCCCGCCCATGCCGGCGAGGCCGCGGCGCTGGTTGTCGGCGAGGGCGATGCCGTGGTTGGCGCGCGTCCACGACTCGGTCTGGTCCTGGACGATGAACGTGACGCGCTGCCCGAGGCGGGAGCGGGCGGAGGCGGTGACGGGCTCGACGAGCCCCCCGCCGGGAAGGTTGATGCGGGTGAGCCCGGTGTCGGGGACGAAGTCCCGCAGCGGCCCGAGTTCCATCATGGGCTGCAGGGCGCGCCAGGTGTTGTCGGTCTGCTCCTCCGAGCAGGCGGTGACCTGGATGTGCGGGGTCGCCCACGGCTTGCCGACCGGCTCGCCCTGCGCGTCCCAGCCGTCGAAGACGACGGGCCCGACGG